TGAATACCACTAGCCCCGCAGTACTCCGATCACTGGACGAAAGAGCAGGACAGATTAAATCTGTAGCGACTACCGTTCAAAAAGAGATCAGGGACGATATCGCAGAATCAATAAACCTCGGCGAAAGTCGAAGCCGGACAATAAAGCGAGTAAGAACGCAGTTTAACGCACGCCATAAAGCTGACCGAGTAGTAAGAACCGAGACAATATGGGCTCACAATCAAGGCTCAGTGCTTGCGTGGGAGCAATCAGGCGTTGTTAGTGCAGTTAAGTGGGATACCGCAAAGGATGAAAGGCTGTGCCCTTACTGTGCGTCTATGGATGGAAAAACAAAGACATTGGGCGGCAAGTGGTTTGAAAAGGGTTCAAGCTTGACAGTGACAGGCAGTGCAGGCAATGATATCACCATGACATTTGGATATGAAGACATAAAACACCCACCTCTTCATCCGAATTGCAGATGCCAGTTGATACCAATACTAATTGACGATTAAGGAATACCAAAATGGACGAAGAACATATCGAGTGTGAATACAAGATGGATGACGAGGTAAAGCAGTCGTTCGGAATATGCAAGGCTGGCGAGATCAACGAAGAGGAACGATCGGTCGTTGCTATTATCTCTACAGATGCTATTGACCGCGATAGTGAGGTATTAGTGCCAAAGGGCATGGACGCTGACAATTTCCGCAAGAATCCGGTTGTGCCTTGGTCGCATCGTTCTGATATGCCTCCTGTGGGCAAGGCTCTGTGGGTTAAACGTGGAGTCAAGCGGATTACTGCAAAGGTCAAGTTCGCGACAACCGAAAGAGCAGAAGAGGTATGGCAGTTGTTCAAAGGCGGCTTTCTCAATGCCTTTTCAGTCGGTTTCAAGCCCAAAGAGGGACGCAGACCAACCCCAGAGGACATTAAATCGAATCCAAACCTTGCAGATGCCAGGTTCTTATTCACTAAATGGGAGCTTTTAGAGTTCTCCCCTGTGACTGTTCCGGCAAACGCAGAAGCCCTTGCCCAAGCAATCAAGAGCAAGAGTATCACGATCTCGGACGACCTCAAACAGTGCTTGCACGTTGAAGAGGTCAAGGAAATCGAGGAGGAAGAGGTCTTTATGTGTGCCGCTGACCTGAAACAGAAGAAAATAAGTGTAGAAATTCCCGTAGAAACCTTTATTCAGGTTGACATTGTGGAATAATGCTGTATAGTATAAGTAGCAATTGAAAAGTGAATAGAAGCAGAGATATTAGGCAGAAATAACGGAAGTATTAGGGTCAAACCGGAGATACTAGTTGTGGAAGTCGGCGATATTAGCTGATTAACGTAAACTATATTTAAGGAAACCCTATTATGAAGAAACAAATACGACTCAAAAAAGAGTGGGTAAACGGCGAGGATGTGTATCCCGTAGGCCGTTTGCTCAATCTATCGAGCGATGACGCAAAGATGCTTGTAGACAAAGGCATCGCGGAAATGTACGAACCAAAAGCCAATGACGTTGTAGTTATTGACGAAAAGAAAGCCCCTGACCACCTCGAACTGTCTGCTGAGCAGATGAAACAGGTCGCCAATACCGTACTGAAGCACAACACCGACATGGAAAAAGAGAAAGCCCTCGAGGACAAGTTCCCTCTTACTGGCGGCTTTAAGTCTTTCGGTCATTTCGCATCAAGCGTATTCAAGTCTGCTAACGGCAGGGCTGATGAGCTTATGAAGAACTGGCTGTCCAAGGCTCCTCTCGGTCAGAACGAAGGCATCGACTCAGATGGCGGATTCTTGGTTCCTACTCAGTTCAGCAACAGCCTGATGAGCAACCAGCTCGAAGACAGCATCTTGTATCCACGCTCTATGAAGATTCCAATGCAGACCAACTCGATTGACATTCCTGTCATTGAAGATGCAAGCCATGCTACCTCGGTATATGGTGGAATCATTGTTTATCGCCCAGACGAAGGCGGATCAATCACATCGAGCAAGATCAAGGTTGGCAGTGTCAACCTCAAGCTGAATAAGCTGGCTGCAATGTGTTATGTCACATCGGAGCTGCTTGAAGATTCGCCTATCTCTATGGAACCGCTCCTAAACCGTTCATTCGGCGAGGCTATCGGATTCCAGATCGACGACGACATCATCAACGGTAATGGTGCAAATCAGGCTCTTGGTATTCTTAACGCTCCCTCACTCGTGACTGTGGCAAAAGAAGGCTCTCAGACTGCTGATACCATCACAACCCCGAACATCGTCAAGATGTGGTCAAGACTCCGCTCCAGGTCACAGCGTAACGCTATCTGGGTTGCCAACAACGACTGCTTCCCACAGCTTGCCCAGCTATCACAGCTTGTCGGCACTGCTGGCGGTTCTGCGGCTGGTTTGTTGCAGATGGCTACTAATGGCGTAACTGGTGCTCCGATTATGACCCTCCTCGGTCGTCCATTGTTCCTGACTGAGAACTGTCAGACTATCGGCGATAAGGGTGATATTATCCTTGCCGATATGAGCCAGTATCTTGTCGGCGAAAAGGCAGGCGGTCAGATTCGTGCGGCTTCCAGTATTCACCTCAAGTTCGACACCGACCAAACCGCGTTTAGGTTCATCGTCCGTATCGACGGCAAGCCTTGGGAAAAGACAGCCCTGACTCCGAAGAACAGTTCTAATACACTGTCAAGCTTCGTAACTCTGGCTGCTAGAGCGTAAATAATAACTCCTTTTAAGGAATAATACTAATGAGTGAAGTTCATTATGTGACAGGAACAGGGGCAAGCACCTCGCTATTGGCATCGCCAGTAGCAGATGCACTTGCTGGAACGGTAGCTACTGACGTTGTAAGCCTTGCTTTGTACGAAGAGGCTATTTTCACGCTTGTAACAGGCGTGGGTGCGACTGGCACTACCACTATCACAGTTTTGTCATGTGACGATTTTACACCGTCTAACACTCAGGCTGTAGAATTTGAGTATAAGCGTGTATCGTCTGGCGAAACTAACACCGCATGGACTGCGGCCACCTCGGCTGGTTTCACGACCACCGCTGGAAGCCACCAGGTCTATGCTGTTCGTGCAAAAGCCGAGAATCAGTACCTTAACTACCCTAACGTGCAGATGTCCTGTACTGAGGTCGTTAATAGTCCGGTATTGGCTGGTTGCACCATCGAGATGCGTAAGCCAAGCTATGACGCAGAAGTTCTCAACGCAGTAACAGCATGATTCAACGGGGCGGTGTAATGCCGCCCCATACTTTATTGGAGACAACATGCCAGACAGGACAGCTAACACATTGAAGCTTTTAGGGGTTTTAGTTACCCTCATACTAGCTATAGCGTCACCGATAGTCGCGGTAAGCGTAACCAACGCGGCCAACTCGTTTACAGCAAATGCGGCTATGGAGAAGGCAGATAAGGCGATTGATAAGGCTAACTTTAACAGGGAACTTTCCGAGAAGAATGCAAGGGACTTTGAGTACTTCAAGGGCGAGATGACGGCCACTATGAAAGCCCACAAAGACGGGCTTGACAAGATGGACAGGAAGATGGACAAACAAGACACTAAACTTGATGAGCTTATCAAGATAATGAGCGGATTTATGAGGGCAGACGATGAGTGAAGACAACAACGAAAGACTAATACCGATATCACCTAGGCCACGTAAACCGATCAAACCGAGGCCGAGGAAACCAATTAGGCCAAAAAATAAAGACGATAATACTATGAGTATGTGTGGTTTAGTTTTTCTATTTTTGACGGTGACATGTGGATTAGTTTTCTCGGCAGACTTACCTACAGGCGATTTGCTAGCCAACTGGCGAGCAGATACCGGAATAACAGAGGTTGGTTCAGGCGTTGACACTTGGGCTGATTTAAGCGGCAACGGCCATGACTTAAGGCAGACAGTAGATGCAGATCGCCCTGCAAGCGGAGTATCGTATGGGCGAGATTCAGTCTACTTCCAGGACGATTTTATGAACATACCAGTCGGCATGACTACTGACCGGCGAGCAACAACAACATTTATGGCTATGAGGTACGTCAACAAAAAAACTGCACTTCTCTTTAGTTATAGCACAGTTGGTACAAGTGCTTTATTTGCAAGCAATGCCTCGATATATTATACTTGGATCAATGGTAGTAACACCAGTACGGCTTTCGATATAAGTGTAGGAATTGAGGTATTTGCTCTTGAGCAGAACGCATCTAATGTTGTTTTTTATAGGGACTCTGATGTTGCGTCGCGGGGAGCTGACCTATCAGGTACAGTGACCGGAGGCTATGTAGGCTCTTGGGCTATAAATAATACCGTCAATCTTGATAGGTGCGTAGTCTTTGAAATCGCTGTTTATGACAAGGCTCTGGATGAAACCGAAAGGAATGCAGTTCTTGCATACTTCAATGAAACCTACAAAGACCCAGCACCTGGGGTATCATCTTACATAGCTTTTGAAGGTGACAGCTTATCTACAGCAGATAATCTAACCTACCCACTCTTTTTATGCTGGCCCTCGCAAATGTCAGGACTTGCAGATATACCTCCAAATAGTGACAGTATAGCTACGTCAGGAGACACAGCCCAGAATATGGCTGCCGATACAACTGAATTTGATGCACTGATCGCAGCTAACCAAGATACAGAATACAGCATAGGCTTGATATGGGCAGGCACTAACGATATAAAAACAGGCAGTACAACGCTAGCAACCACTAACGCACTTGACTCTTGGATAGCCAACGCTAAGGCAGGCGGCTCGATAGCTATCGCTTGCACGGCAATAGCAAGGGGTGAGTTTGACGCAGGGCAGGAACAGCAAAGATTAGACCTCAATACATACATACGAAATACGCTTGATGCAGATTTCGTGGTTGATTTAGCATCACTGACAGAGTTGTCGGATTTCAATAATACGACTTACTTCATAGCTGACAAAACACACTTAACTGAGGCAGGAGAGGGTGTAGTAGCTCAGGCGGTACTTGACCTTCTAGTAGCAGAAGGATTCGTTGATGCTACCGGTGACAGGGATAGTATTTATGGACTAAATCGAAGTGTATATGGGCTAAAGCGAAGTATGTATAGCGGCAGTAGTGATAACACGTCAATCTACGGAACAAAGCAGAGCATATACAAACGAATCTGACACTCTCACATAGACTTATTACTTGTAGAAGATGGCTATTAAAAAAGGAATAGAAACATGAAAAACAGAATATCAATCATAGTATGTATTTTAATCGCTACGTTAATCGGGTCTTGGATGCACTTGCAGACGGTGAAAGCCGATACAGTCGGACGGCGTAATATCACAGATTTAAAGTATGTATATTTTTACACAATGACCGGGACAGCACCGTATGCACGGTGGATCAATAAGCATTCGGGCACTATTTACGATAATACAAACTCTGTTCTGTCTGCTACTGCCACATGGACGGACACTGATATATCTTTAACTACGAAAATGACCACGATCGGCGGGTGGGAAGTATCAGTTCCCGCGGCGTTACCTGATGGAGTGTATGACTTGCTGATATACGACGTATCGACCGCAGCTGGCTCACGTTCAAACTCAGACGCGATTGCACGGGGCAAGCATGTAATAGTTAAGAATGCAATTATTACCCAAATGAGCGACATTTAACAGGTTAAAAAATGATAAACTCAATCATAGACCCACAATTAAATAGAGGAGCATCAACCAACCAGATACCTGTTTGGAACGATACCACTAAGCGGTTTGAGGTGTCTGTGTCGCTGTCTGGGTTGACTTTGGTGTCGCCTGTTGTGTCTGGTGATCATACTTGGACTGGGTTGTCTACTTGGTACTGTGATGATCAACCAAAAACAGTCCAGATTGCAGCATCTGGCGAGTTCAACTTCCGAAAAGGCGTGTCTAATGATTGGCTCAGGCTTAATACACAAAGTAACAATATAGCCTTTGGCAATACGACAGATAATCCAGCATACAACTTCCTAGGCACAGGCCTAACCACTCTCGGCGGGGCCCTTGAAGTTGCAGGCGTAATAAAAAGCGAATCAGGCAAGCAGGTCAAAACAAACAGACTAACCGCCAATAC